CTCAATTCGTAAAGGATCGACAGATGGTGATGAAAGAATTACCGTTGAATACCAATACAGAAAAAATGAGATACTGAATGTTCAAGAAAGGGCAAAGTTTAATGCGATGCCGCCATTAGAATTCTCACAAGTTGCTAATATCCAACTTGCAAACACCAACCTTATGTATAAACTTGGAACCTTGAAGTTACCAAAGTTGATTAAAAAATACCGTAGTGGTAAAGTTATTGAACAACATGCGACATTTGATGAAATGAGTGTGCATGAGAAAAGATATGAATCAAGAATTATAAATATGACACCACAATGGGACACATATACACCTGAACTTTCATATTGGCCGGATGAACTTGTTGAATATAATGAAGTACCTGTTAGAGATTTTAATGAATGGATTGATGAATTACCATAATTATATAATATGGATAAAGATAAATTAATACCTGACCACGTTTTTAATACTTTTAAAAACAATTTTAAAACGGAAATATATCCGAACATTATTAGAACAAGAAACATTACAAAAGATGGTTTAAATCTTTTAACTAGTAAAAATAAAGTACTTTGGTGCTCAACCATTTATGACGGTGATTTTAATTATATTTCCGGAATTGTAAAATGGGGTAGTAATGAGGTTTTGGTGTATTTTGAAAAAATAGTAAATGAAACCTCATATAAACTATTTATTTTAACGTTGGATGTGGATAATATAGGATTGTTATTATCCGGATTAAATAAATTTTACACAATAGATAAAATATGAAAGTAACTGTACTTTTTACGATGAAGGGATGTCCTTTCTGCACTTCAATTAAAGAAGAATTTAAAAAAAATAATATAGATTATATCGAAAGAGATATCCATGAAAGTGAGGAGGAATACAACCAATTTGTTGAGTTAACTGAAAATGAATTTATTCCTGCTATGATGTTATTAACTATAGATGAAAATGAAAAGACGAGTAACATTAAGTTACTCGCCCCTGACAGAGATTTCCAAGACATTTATGAAGGCGTGGAAATGGTTAAATCTTATTTGTTAGATTAACACGATATCCTTAACTTTATCTAATTTCTCCCAAGGTAAAATATTTTCAGATAAAATTATCTCATCTATAGGGTTATATGAACTTAAATCGAATGATTCTATAAGTTCTTTTTGTGTGAATGGGAAAATGTCTAATACTAAAGACTCCAACCATTCTACCTTAACCATATGGTTATCATTAGTTATAATTAATTCTGTGTTATTATTATCCATCTCCTCTATTTTAACCGAAGACATTAATTTAACATTAAATTCTTTACTAATACCCAAAGTGAAAAGGTGGTGAGATACGTATCTTAATAACATATGGTATAATTTCTCACCATGATTCGATAAACCATAATACCTATCTGAGACATAAATTTCCTGAGAAAAGTCACTCTTTACGACATGATAATCAGGGTATTTAGATTCTAAAATTGAAAATACTTTATCAGAGTCTTCAGTTGAACAATCAAAATAAATTAAATTTTTTGAATCTTCAATTTTTAGATTAAAGTATAATTTATCTCCAATGTGTGAATTAACAAAATTTTGATTTACTAATTTCTCTTTAAATAGTTTTTTATTAGAATCATATGAAATGTTTATCGGTGATTGTACAAATTCAACATTATAAAGAATGGTATCAATAACTCTAATTAGATTAGATAAGTCCTCATCATATTTATTCATAAATTCCTGAAATAAGTCAGAAATGATTAATACTTGGTCGGAATTAGTCCTACCTTTTATAATAAAAAAATTCCTAACGTTAACTACAGTGATTTCTGTCTTAGCGTTAGGAAATGTTTCATTGATTTTATTTACAATAATAGTTGCAAAAATATTACATAGGTTTTTTCCGTCAAGAAAATTGTAAACCTCAGATGTAACCATACTAATTTTTTTAATTAAGTTTATTTTTATTAATCTTAATTAAAATAAAAAATAGGTTAAATAGTTATTACTTTTTGCTGTAATATTTTTCAACAATTTTAGTTACCGCAGTTTTAACTGACTCATTAACTTGTTGTGTTTGTGGTTGTTCTTGTGGTGGTTGTTGTGGTGTTTGGTTTTTTTTACATCCGCATCCCATGATAGAAATTTTTAATAAGTTTATTTGTTATATAAATATTTTATAATATCAATTTTATTAGTGTATTTATAATAATCAATTGTTAATTTGGGATATTTATAAAATATGGATGAAAATAGTGTAAAAATAGAACCGGAAGAGTTTATTGATTTGTTAAAATATGCTAACGGTGATGTTGCTGCTATTTTAAAATTCCCACAATATCGAGGTAAACAAATTATTATCGATGGTGATTTAAATTTAAATGGTGCTAAAGACATTAAAAATTTAAATGTCATCTCACATGTTAATGGTAATTTAGACATTTCATGGTCATCAGTTAATTACTTTGACCAAGAGAAAGTTAGTGGTAGATTTAATTATCATGGTAGTTCTATGTTTAATATAGAAGAAAAGAAAAAAATACAAAAAAAATTAAATGAACTTGATGGGTTAAGACAAACCAACGAATGGGATGTAACTAAAAACACTAAAGATGCTAACGAAAGTGAGGCTGTATATGATTTTTTAGTTGATGAAGATATCCCACAAGAGTATGAAGATGAAAATGGTGAAGAAAAAATAGAAGATAAATATTTTTTATTTATGGAACCTTATAGTCATTATGGTGGGTCTATGTTTACGTGGTTAGGTGACGATAGTTATAAACAAGAATATGTTGTTTATAATAGTGACCAGTTAGATACCGCAGTAAGAGAATCTATAGAGGGTCAAATCGACGATCTTGGATATGAAGCGGCTCCAGACTATGTTTTTGAAAATAATTTAAATGAGGATTATGTTGAGAGATGGTTAAATGATTTTTATTATGATGTGGTTAGAGAGGATTTAGAAGGTTATGATGTTACAAAAGAATTATCTAGCCAACAAGAAAATTACGTACAAATTTATAAAACAAAAATCGATAAACTTACCTATAGATTAAAAAATGAAACTCTTTCCGATGACCAACGTAGTGAAATTGAATCAGAAATAGATGATTTAGATACCCTTATTGAAGACATAACAGACGACCCCCAAGGTGATTATAGCGATGAAGAGATAGACAACACAGTAAATGCATTGGTTAACGATGCTTCTTATAATTTTTCTAGTTGGTTAAAAGACATGGGGTTTGATGATAAATACATTATGGAGTTTGTGGACATGGAGGCGGTTATCGAGGAGTTATCAAATAATGCTGAACCTGGTGAAATACTTGGTAGTTACGACGGGTCAATGAGTGAATATAAGATAAATGGAGTGTGGTATCACGTGATGAGATACAACTAATTTATTTACACTTTTATAGAAAGTCCTTATTTTTATTTAAAAACATTAATGAACACTGATTGGGTATTCCAAGAACCTATTGATTTTGAACATAAACAATACGTACTTTTAGATTTCTTACAAAAAATGGATAAACAACTTCAAAATTTGAAGTTGTACCCCAATTTCCAACAAATTTCTTTACACTTAGCGAGTATTGGGTTAATTACCGAAAAGGGGCAATATTTAACCCTTAATCGAGTTCTTAAAGAACCTGACGATGAGATATTAATATCTGATTTAATGGCTAATAATTTACCATTGTTTACTCAAGAAGAAATATTAGAAATATATAAAGTTTGTTTATATTCTAATGATAAAATCAAAGATTTTTTTAATCAAGCAAAGGCGTTATGGGATGTTGCGAACGACTCAATTTCAATTGAACCTATACAAAACTCTAAAAATGTAGAACCAAAACAGGGGTTATTTTTTATCAAAAATAATGAAAAAACCCACCTTTATGAATTTATTATTAAACCAATTAAAAAGGACGTTGTTGAAACAAAATGTTCGATTAAAAAAATCTGTGAGTGTGAGGAGTATGAGTTTGAAGAAAAACTATTAAACATTAAAAGACCATTGATAAAAAATATAAACGACCCTGAAGTACATAAAAATTTAATTGTATTTAAGATTCACCACACAGAACAATTCCCATTTAAAGAAACTATTTTACCACTTGCTAAAAGAAAAGTGATGAATTATGTGGTGCAATCTAAATTAATTAAGAATAAAAATTTGACAAAGAAGTATTAAATAATTAATTTTTAAATATTATGGAATTAGACGTATACCAAGTAATAAAAGACCTAATAAAGGAATATCCAAATGATATGGAATTAGGTAGAAAAGTTAGGGACTTTATTAACGGAGTAAAAAAAATTAAAGAAGAAAAAAATGGGGTTCAACAAAAGGTTTCTTTGTAAAGAACACATACTTAAAAACGTAGACAGAATCATGGATTACCTTGATGCTGATGCTGTCTTAACCACAGACCAATTCTCAAGAGACGTTTACCGTCTATATAATCAAGGAAAACCTAAGGAACAAATAATCCAATATATAATAGAAAACAAATGAAAGTTAAGTTAGAGTATGTTTGGCTTGATGGATATAAGCCTGAACCAAACCTCAGAAGTAAAGTTAAAATAGTAGAGTACGAATTGATTAAAAATTTAAGGGTTCAAGATTTTCCAGAATGGAATTTTGACGGATCATCAACCGAACAAGCAAATACCGGTAATTCTGATTGTTTATTAAAACCTGTTAGGATTTATAAATCAGGACAATTCCCATTAGAAAATAGTGTTGTTTATGTTTTTTGTGAGGTGATGAATTCAGATAATATACCACACGAATCAAATTACCGATCATTACTTAATGAAGAACAAGAAGATTTATGGTTTGGATTTGAGCAAGAATATTTTATCCGTGAAGAAATTAACGGAAATATTTTAGGTCACAAAAGAAACATTCTAAAAGGTCAGGGTGAGTATTATTGTGGTGTTGGTCATAGTGTTGTTGGACGTGATTTCGTTGAGGAACATTTAAATATGTGTTTAAATCACAAAATTGACATTACCGGAACAAACGCCGAAGTGGCTTTAGGTCAATGGGAATACCAAGTATTTTCAAAGGGTAAATTAAAAGGTGGTGATGATTTATGGATGAGTAGATACTTCTTATATAAAATTTCAGAAAAGTATGGGTACCATATTGACCTTCACCCTAAACCGATTACACATGGAGAATGGAATGGTTCAGGACTACACACCAACTTCTCAAACGATAAAATGAGAGACGAAGGAGGGTATGATTATTTTATTGCCATTTTTAATTCATTTGGATCAAGACATGAAGAACACATCAACGCATACGGGTCAAACAATCATTTAAGATTAACTGGTGGGTTTGAAACACAAGCGATTGATAAATTTAGTTGGGGGGTTTCCGATAGAGGAGCATCGATTAGAGTTCCACAGGAGACGGCAAAAGAATGGAAAGGTTACGTTGAAGATAGAAGACCGGGTTCAAATGCTGACCCATATAAAATCATTAGAGAGGTTTCAAAATCACTAGATACTGCTGAAAAAATATTAGAAATTAAAATGAATATGAATTCTAATGTAAATGTGTCAGGATTAAGTGAAAAATACAGTACAATTTCTAATGATGAATTATTAAAAGAATATAGAGAAGAATAATGGAAAATGGATGTATATGTGGTGGTACCGGACCTTGTCAGTGTACCACACCAAAAATAGAACAAGTAAATCACCCACAACATTATGGTGGTGAAAATAACCCTTACGAAGCAATCAAAGTAATTGATGCTTGGGAATTAGGGTTTAGTTTAGGAAACACAGTAAAATATATAAGTCGTGCAGGAAAAAAAGGAAAAGACAAGGAACTTGAAGACCTCAGAAAGGCGCTATGGTACCTCCAACACCACATCGAAACCCTTGAAAAGTAAAACAGGTCTTGATAAGGAGATAAACGTATTAGATGCGATTACAACACCAAACGAATTAATCCGTGAAACCTCTATTAACTTTATGTGGGGATTTCTTGGAAATTCGATAGTCGTTTTCGCAGCAAAAGAACTGGACTTTTTAGTTTTAATGAACTACATTGTCTATTATATATTAATTTCTTATATTGTTAATAGAAAGAAGTATGAAACTATGTTGGGTAAATTTATTGTTTTACCGGGTTCGGCAGCAATAGGTGCATTCACAGGGTATAAATTAGCACAAATAATAGCACAAGCGATTTAACTATGGGAGAATGGAGTCAAGATGACTACCAAGGTAGGTCAAAACAACAGGTTGAGAGAAACAATAAGATTTTTATGTACACAATGAAGACTATAATTATTACTATTTTAATTACTTTATTGATGAGTTTATTTAGTTGTAAAACCAAAAAAAATTCAAATTGTGATGCGTATTCAAACTTGGAGGAAAATAAAACAAAAATTAACTATAAAAAATGAAATTAACAGAAGAACAAAAAAATCAGATTCTTAATCAATATGAGGGATTAAAAAATGATGACCAAACATTAGGCGAAGTACACGAAATAATTGTGGATTTTTGTGTGGATGAATACATTGTTGACTTATCAGGTGATGAGGATGGAGACCTTTACGAAGAGTTTTCAAATGAAGTATGGGATTTATTAGAGAGTATAAAATAAGAAGATGATAGAAACAGGAAAAATAATAAACGGAGATTGTGTTGAGGTAATGAAAACATTACCCGAAGGGTCTGTAGATTTAATTGTAACCTCTCCACCTTATGGGGTTGGAATAGCTTACGATGTTCATGAGGATGATGTTGAATTTAGCGAATACCTTGAGTTTGCCAAAAGTTGGTTAACTGAGTCTTATAAAGTATTAAAAGACGATGGTCGTATCGCCTTGAACATTCCTTATGAAATCAACAGACAAAAGAAAGGTGGGAGAATTTTCTTTGTCTCTGAGATGTGGCAAATTATGAAAGAGATTGGTTATGGATTCTTTGGGATTGTTGACCTTGAAGAACAATCTCCACATAGAAGTAAGACGACCGCTTGGGGGTCTTGGATGAGTCCGTCAAGTCCGTACATCTATAACCCAAAGGAATGTGTAATATTAGCATACAAAAAAAATCACATTAAAAAGGTTAAAGGAGAGGCACAATGGAAAGGAGTCCCAACTGAAATAGAACAGGAAGATGGGACATTAAAGAAAAAAATAGTTTATGAAGAGACTGATAAGAAAGAGTTTATGGAACTTGTGTTTGGTCAGTGGAATTACTTTGCAGATACTAAATCACTCACCAAGGCAACGTTCTCGATGGACATCCCTACCAAGGCGATTAAAATATTATCCTACAAGAACGATGTAGTTTTGGACCCATTTGCTGGTAGTGGAACAAGTTTGGTGGCAGCACAAGTACTTGAACGTAGGTGGTTAGGTATTGAATTAAGTCCTAACTATAAACAAATTGCCGAAAGTAGAATTGAATACTTTAAGACTTTACAGGTTATAAATGAAATCCCACAGTAATGTGGGATTTTTTATTGTGTAGATGTATTTATTAATATGAGAAAATTATTAAACGAGTCGGGTATCAGGAATATTAACGAACTTGCTAAAAGATATAAAAAGGCTAAAATTTATTTTCACCAAGATTTAGACGGTGTTACCACTGCTATTGGTATGAAAAATTATTTAGAAAATTATGGTATTAAAGTCGTTGATGCTGAAATAATCCAATACGGGGATAAAGAATTTTCAATTAAAAAACCAGATGCTAGCGGGGAAGTAATGCCAGTTCTTGTTGATTTTGCACACGGAAAACCAATGTTTGTTATCCATACAGACCACCACGATACACAAGCTGGGGTTGAACCGGAAACTTCGACCAACTTTAGACCATCCAGATCTAATGTCGAAACGATATCACAAGTTGTTTCACCAAAAGAGATATTTCCAACAGAAGACATTAATATTATATCAACTGTGGATTCTGCTAATTTTGCGGTAAATAATATTACACCTGAAATGGTTATGAATTACTTACTTAATTTTGATAAAGATAGTAGTTTAAGATCCAACAAGTTTATTATGGGATTGGTTACCAATAAATTATTATTGGCATTTAAAAACAAACCCGAATTTTTAGAACAAATTGTGTTAGGTGCTCAACCATCTCTTTTAAGTATTTTAAATAATATCAAAAAACAAATATCCACAAAGGGATATGCAACCCCTGAAGAGTTGGTTCAAAATCAAGCGAATTATATTGAAAAACAAAAAGTTAATCCAAACGTAAGATTAGAGGATAACATAATAGTACAATATGGTGGTGGGTCGATGATTAAACCCGGTTCTTACGATAGGTATACACCATTTAAAAATAATCCTGATGCTGACTTTATTGTTATCGCTTGGCCTTTAGGGTTAGTTCAAGCTTCTTGTAATCCTTTTAAAGAGGACAGGGCGTTGAAGGGTGTTGATTTAGGTGAAATGAAGAATGTTGTTTTATCTAAATTTGAAAGTGATTTGAAAGGTATGAGAATTACTTTTGGAACACTTAAAAGAGTTTCGGAATTTGAGGCGGAATACGAATCTGTTGGGTTCACATTGAAGGATTTAGTTGCGATATATGGTAACAGGGAGTCTTTTAAAGTTAATGCGGATGAAAAGTTATTATCAATTATTGGTAATATATCTCAAAAACTTTATAGAAATCTAACGACAAAACAAAAGGATTTGTTAGATAGAATAAGTGTTAATGGGTGGGATGTTATCCAAGCAAATTCTGGAGGACATAAGTGTATTACAAATATTTCAGGAATAAGTTATCTGTACAGAAATAAAAAAGAGGAACCAGTTGTTTATGATGACAATAGGTTAGATGCGATTAGTGAATATAAAGGTAGTAACAACTTCGTTAATGATATTAAATCTAAATTAGCGAAGTATAAAAGGTTATCTGAACCACAAATTCTTGCCGCTATGAAACAGATAGAAAAAGAAGGGGTCCAACCACAAGTAATTAATCCTGAACAAATAACAAGTTATGTGCAATTAACTAAGGCGATACAAGAAGAATTTGTTAAAGTTTTAAAATCAGAAATCGCAAACACTCAAACAGTAACTGAAAGTGTAAAAAAAGATAACAAATATTTAGTTGGAAATAGTAAAATACAAGGAAAAGGTGTATTCGCTAATAAAAAAATGAAAAAGGGTGATGTTGTTGGTTTATTACATAACATAATAGAATTAGGTAATGAGTACGAATTCACGGAACTTGGTAAACTACATAATCACAGTGATGATCCAAATTGTCATAATGAATTGGTGGATGGTAAACAAAGATTCTTAGTTGCATCTAAAGATATAGAAGAAGGTGAAGAATTAACAACTGATTATAGATTACAACCTGACTTAGAACAACCTTCAGACCATTGGGGTGGTAAGATTAATGAAGAAGAGGGTAATGAAGATATGATACCACATGTTGATGGTTATAGGGATTACTCACCATTTAAAGATATGGAATATATTATTGTACCAGGTAGTGGTATTGATTGTGATGGTATTGTACATGATTTAATTTTAATTGGTGATAACGGTAAAGTTAAATTCTGTAAGAAAAACAGTGGGTCACATTATTTAAACGGAGCAACCAAAGTTGTGGAAATACCAGTAAAAAAACACGATAACGTGAAAAACATTTTAAGCAGTAAAGAATCATTTGCTGAATGGTTAGAGAATAAATTAGATGAGATTGATGTTAATAATGAATTAACAGATACTTTTTTTAATTAATTTTTAATTTTTCTTTGTTTTTTGGTGTATCACGGTATATTTATTACTGTTAACAAAAAAATCAAATAAATTTTTTATCATAAATTTGACAAATCGAAATATTAGTATTAGATTTGTTAAACAATTAGGAAACGTCCTAATAACTAACCTTATTTATTAACCGTTTAAAACTCTAAATATGAGTGAAGGAACTGAAGTGATTGAAAATTTTATTTTCTATTACGTTGATCAAAACGGGAGAAAGTATTATACACCAAGTGTAGTATATGCTGAAATCCGAGCTGATTTTTATGGTACTAAAAGTGTATTCATAGAAAAAAATTAAAAAAGTTCACAAAGTACTTGATATAACAAAACAAATATCGTAACTTTGTAAAACAAATCGGAAAAGTCCGAAAAGTTCTTTGAAATTATAATCGATTGAAGTGATTGACAAAATTAAGTAAGAGATTAACCCCCCTTTCTTTAAAGTGTTAACATGAAGATCTTGGGCCGTATATAGTCCATAAAATAAACTACGAAAGTAGGATAAAGTGAACCCTTTAGTGTGTTGGGTTTGCGCCTTGAGCAATCGAGGTTGAGTATACAAGCGGGATACCGTTTAAGCTTGAGTACCGAGGGCAACGCTGTAGGGAAAGTGGTTAAGTGATTTGGCGATGTGGGTCGTCTGATTGAGGTGGGAACACCAATAGGAATAACCCGTAGGGATATTGCAAAAAATGAAGTTATCCGATTTCATTATTGCGTGTTCCAATATTAAAGGGTACTTAAAACCGAAAGGTATGTTAGAGTACGGGTGGTGCCGTTACTAACCTTGATAAACTTCTACCAAGAGGTTAATCTCGAAGTAATCTTAAAATATGGAAATGGGGACATTTCAAGGAGTAGTTGAGTATTTCGTTGTTCAAAAGATAACGGAGCCCGTGACGGACCACTACTTCTCCAATCCACGACACAACAACTTTATTTTACATACAAGAAGTAAAATTCATGATATAACATAAAGCAAAAGTGTCCGTCAGGTAACAGTGAAAGGTGACTACATAGTAATGAGCCGTTCATTGCATCGATTAGACCGCAAGTTTAACGATATTCTTACCAAACACCTCTAGTCCCGCAAG